TCCTCATTGAAAAAATACTCTAATAATTTAGCATTTGCATTGGTCGGTGTTGTCTTTTTGTTCCGATAATTAAGTATTGTTTGCTCTGTTATACCTGTTTTTTGGGCTATATAATAGCCGGTAAGAGGCGATTTTAGTAACATTTCTATAATTTTTTTAGTATCAATATCAGCCATTTATATAATTTTTATGAAAATATTTTAGTATTTTCGATTTTTTATTAAAATATTTTAGTAATTTTGCACATAAATTCAAAGATTGAAGTTGTGTACAAAAGTAATAAAAAAATGCATAAGGAAATAAAAAAAGTAAAAGCAAAATACGGGACGGGAGAAAAACTTGCAAAAATGTTTGGTTTATCCAGAGAGTCCATAAGCCATGCGCTTAACGGGAAGACCAATACAGATAAGTCTAAAAAAATCCGACAAGCAGCTGTTAAGTTGGGCGGAGATGCTATTTATAATTAAAAATAATAGAAATGTATGTAGATATAGGCGATGTAAGATGTATTACAGTCAACGACTGGAAAAAAGCAGGGTTGACGTACAAGCAGTACAATCACGATTCTTGCAATGGATACTTAATTATTCATCGGCGTAGTATTAATGGCAATACATTAATAGATGTAAGAAGCATAAAGAAACCCGAACGCATACGAGCTATTGAAAAAGCCTTTGGTCCCATCGATAGTGAAACAATAATCGAAGGAACTATAGCTTTAGACCCCAACGCCGAATATTTTTATAAAACATTCAGAGACGAATCGGGTGTGGGGTTGTCGGAAGATAGGCAAGAGCTGTGTGTCAACGGTGCTTCCATACTTAATTTTCTGATTAAAAAATTAGAAGCAAAACAAAACACCCGAGCGACTTTGAACAAAAAAGTAAAATGGGGAGAATGGTGGAACTACTGCGTACAGCTATTAAAAGAATATAACGAAACGCCGGCTATTGCCGGAGGTATGCAACACAGCCTACCACTGAATGCTCGTCGTTTCGAGCAAAAATTCAAACAATACAAACAGATAGGCTACGAAGCTCTGATTAAAAAGAGTTCGTTTGTGTGTAATTCCGAAAAACTAAACGACGATGCAAAAGAATGGATTATCGCCCGTTATGCAAGCAATATTGATAAAGTAACCATTTATCAGCTCTTTGATGAATACAACGAAAAAGCTAAAGTAACGGAAGGTTGGAAGACCATTCGTGAACCGGCGACGATTCGTTTGTTCTTAAACCGACCGGATGTAAAACCTCTATGGTTCGGAGTTCGTTACGGAGAACTAAAAGCCAAAGAAAAATACATCCGTCAACACAAAACAAGACTGCCCACCCGGAGGGATTCTTTGTGGTATGCCGACGGAACCAAACTAAACTATTATTATCTGACAGAAAACGGCGAGATAGCAACTTGCACAGTATACGAAGTAATGGACGTATACAGCGAGTGTTTGCTCGGTTTCCATATCAGCAAATCGGAAGACTTCGAGGCTCAATATTATGCCTTTAAAAAAGCAATGTGCTTCAGCGGTTACAAGCCTTACGAAATCAAGTTCGACAATCAAGGCGGACACAAAAAGCTGCAAGCCGGTCAATTCTTTAAGAATTTGGCAAAATTAGCTATCAACACCCAAGCGTATAACGGACGCTCTAAAACAATAGAGAGTGTCTTCGGTCGCTTCCAGTCGGCTTATTTGCATAAAGACTGGTTCTTTACAGGACAGAATGTTGTGGCAAAAAAACTTGAAAGTAAAGCCAATATGGAGTTTATTTTAAGCAACAAAAACAACCTTCCAACGCTTGAAGACATTAAGAAAATTTATGAGCAAAGACGCAACGAATGGAACGAATCCACCCATTTTGACACCGGCAAGAGACGCATAGATATGTATAGAGAGTCGGTTAATGAACAATCGCACAAGATAGAGTTGACCGACATGATTAAGATGTTTGGCGTAATATCAACAACACCTATTACCTACCGTTCAAACGGAATTACAATGGAAGTTAAAAAGCAAAAATACACTTGGGAAGTTTTGGACGTGTACGGCAAGCCGGACTACGAATTTTTAAAGAACAATGTTGACGCTAAGTTTTACGTCGGATACGATGTTGACGATATGAGTACGGTGTCTTTATACACCAAAACATCTACCGGCGACTATAGATTTGAAACCATAGCTCAAAAATACATCGAAATACACAGAGCAAAACAGGATCAAGACGAACTCGACTCAGCTTTCATTGCTTGGACAGATAAGCAAAACAAGCAACTAAGAGAGGAGATGCAAGAGAAAACGGAAAGCATCTTAGAAAGACAAGGCTTGCATCCGGCACAACACGGATTGAATATGCCTCAGCCTCGTGGCATTAGCAAGAAAAAACGAGAAAAAGCACTCGTTGACATCGGAGGCTTTCAAAAGCAAGAAAGCAATATGGTAGACACAGATATTTATTCAAGATATTAATTTAAAAATATAATGAAATGATAACAACGGTAGAAAAAGAAAAAATCAAAGATTGCTTACAAGCATATTGTGAGCAAAAAGGCAGTCAAAACAAAGCTGCCAACAGTTTAAACGGAGTGTCGGGAGCAACCATCAGCAAGGTGTTGTCCGGCGATTGGGAACTTATCAACGAAGTAATGTGGCGTTCCATCGCAGCACAGACAGGCTATAGAAGCAAGTCGTGGACGGTGGTCGAAACAAGCAATTTTAAAGACTTAATGCAAATCTTCAGCGATGCCCAAGAGAATGCGTTGGTAATGGCTGTAACCGGCGAAGCCGGAAGCGGCAAAACAGTAGCAAGCAATGCTTATGCCGAAACGCATAAAAACGTGTTTCTCTTAAAATGCAACGAATATTGGAATCGTAAATGTTTTATGTTAGAATTGTTAAAAACAATGGGCAAAAACGTGTACGACACCACCGTAAGCGAAATGATGAATACCATAGTGTATGAGTTAAAACGCATGCCTACCCCATTAATAATTATGGATGAAGCCGATAAACTATCCGACCAAGTTCTCTACTTCTTTATAACCTTATACAATCAGTTAGAGGATCATTGCGGAATAGTTTTGTTAGCCACCGACTATTTGGAAAAGAAAATCAGAAAAGGACTTCGACTTAACCGCAAGGGATACAAAGAAATTTACAGCCGTATCGGCAGAAGATTCATTCCGCTAAGAGCTGTCAATTTAACCGACATAACAGGCGTGTGTATCGCTAACGGAATCACCGACAAAAAACAAATCAAGGACATTTATTCCGACAGCGAAAACGACTTGAGAAGGGTAAAGAGAAAAATATACGCAACACTTAAAAGAATCGCATAATGAGAGCTTATAGTATTGCAAATGTACTTAACGCCCGCTTTCATACACTTGAGTTTGAAGGCAAATGGTTTGATGCGGTCGGTTGCCCGGAGTTGGCAGGTTCGTGGATGATATACGGACCGCCCAAAAACGGCAAGACAACCTTTGCAATGCAGTTGGCTAAATATCTATGTAGATTTCGCCGGGTAGCCTACAACAGCCAAGAGGAAGGCTTGAGCAAATCCATTCAAATGGCAATGGAGCGTGTAGGTATGTCGGAGGTAGGCGGAAGATTGGTATTGTTAGACAAAGAACCCGTCGACGACCTTGTAGCACGCTTGTCGAAACATAAAAGTCCCGACATTATTATTAATGACTCGCTGCAATTTATGGAGCTTACTTTTAGGCAATATAAACTTCTCAAAGCAAAATTCCCCAAGAAGCTATTTATATACATCTCGCACATTGACGGTAAACAACCGGACGGCAATACAGCCAAAAAGATATGGCGTGATTGCAGCGTGTATTTTAGAATCGAAGGCTACCGGGCATTCCCGCAAAGTCGATTTGGTGGCGGAACACACATTGATGTTTTTGAAGAAAAAGCAAAAGAATATTGGACATGAGAACAATCGCACAAAATAGGAAGTTATACTGGCTTTTTAGCCGGTTAAATTTAAACGAAGATGCAATAGACGCATTGGTGTTGGAGACGACACACGGACGCACATCGCATACGTCCGAATTATCTTTCATTGAAGCTATGGAACTAATCAGATACCTTGACAACATCCGGCGTTCGGGTGTGCAGAAACAAAGGGAGTCGCTAACCCTTGACAGAAAACGCAAAGGTTTGATTAAAGCCATATTTCGCTGGTACGAATTGCAAGGTAAGCAAGTGGATATGGAATATGTCAAAGCAACCGCATGCAGGGCAGCGGGTGTTGATTTTTTCAATCAAATATCCGAAGCTGCATTAACGAGATTGTACCACGAGTTTTGTAGAAAACAAGTTGCACAGGGCGAAATTCAAAGAAACTACTACAAATGGAGTGATAATTAAAATTTAAATACAATGGATAATAAGAAAAAAGCACGTCGCAGGTATTACCTGCATTACAGATTAAGAAAAACAGGACTTACTCTCATAACGAGAGAAAGGCAAATTCTCGTGTTTACATCAAAACAAGAGGATGTGAAAAACAACAAATATGCAACAGCACTTCTCAATGAATATGGATATAATTTACAATTAACATTTTAATATTTAAAATCATGATACAAAGTATAAGAAGCGAATATTGGTTGGACGAACAGGGAAACAAGCGTCCACGTAAATATCTAACGAAGTTAGAAAGAATGCAAGAGTCCGAAATCGGCAAAATATTAAAGAGAGCCGAATTTTTGAACGAAAAGCTCTCGGAGTTCAAAGAGGCTGTTGCCTCAAGTTGCGAAAAATTGGTAGAGGAATACGCCAAGAGAAATAAGTTAGATACAACTAATTGGAAAGGTAATATTACCTTAATGAGCTTCGACCGAAGCGTAAAAATAGAATTGAATGTAAACAATCGCATAGAGTTTGACGACTTGGCAATCAAAGCATGTAAAGCG